AATGCCCTCCTCATCAAGGATCTTTGTGCGATACAGCATCAGTCTTTCAGCAATTCAGAATCATCAAGTTCAATCTTAGCATCAATCTTGCTGTACAGTTCAAGGAAAGACTCCTTGGTTTCATCATCGAAACGGTTGAGGCAGAGTTTGATTGCCTTCACACGGTCGTTGAAGATAGCGAACGCACGAATGATGTGGACAAGACGACGAGTAGAGATCACTTCGTCAACACCACCATCCTTGAAAGTCTTACGGATGATCTCTGCCCAGGTGCAGAGGTTCTGGATGTACTCCTCGTCACAGCAGTTGAGTTCAGAGCAGTAGTTGTTGAGCATCTTCGCCTCAGTGGCAAGAGAAGGATAGTCCTGCTCGAAGGTGAGAGGGAAACGCTCCAAGAATGCTTCGTTGAGAACGTTGGTGCCGACGAAACGACCGTCCTCAGAACCCTTACCCTTGGTGTTTGCAGTAGCAATCACAGTGAAACCAGGTGCAGGGTTGACCTGCTGACCAGTCTTCTTCAAGAACACACCGTTGCCTTCAAGAATGGATTGGAGGCAGAGGATTTTGTTAGAAGCAAGGTCAATTTCGTCGAGTAGCAGGACTGCTCCCCTCTGGATCGCTTCAAGGACAGGTCCGTTATGCCAAACAGTGTTCCCATCCACAAGGCGAAACCCACCAATAAGATCGTCTTCATCAGTTTCAACAGTAATGTTTACACGAATAAGTTCACGGTTCAGTTGAGCACATGCTTGCTCGACTCCGAACGTTTTGCCGTTTCCAGAAAGTCCAGTAATAAAGATAGGGTAGAAGAGTTTGGACTTAATAATGCGCTTAACATCTGCAAAGTTGCCAAAGGGTACATACTTGGAGTCCTTAGAAGGTACAAGGTTCTTGACAGCAGTCATGGTCTGGAAAGTCTGTTCGAGTTTTTCAGCAACAGTCAGGTTCCACTTGCCAATACCTGCTTTGTAATCTTTCAGACGCTTCTTCACAGTCGCCATGCTGCAACCGAAGTGATCGGCGGCGGTGAGAAGTTGAGCGTTACCGACCTGTTCTCCATGAGCGCCAGAGAGAAATTCAACGATTTGTTCAGTGGTGACAGGATGAGGAGCGAAGGTCATGTTTGTTTGTTTGTTTGTTATGTAATAATGATACCAAGAAAAAAACCCCCTGTAAGGGGGTAGTGGACACTATGCGATCTGTCCCACGAAGGATGAAAGCATGATCCTGTTGATGCCCTTTGACTTCAAGGACTTAACGAATGCAGACTTGATCTGAGACTTGGTTGCATTCTCCACAACAGTCATCTCTGTGTCCTCAGAAGCACCACCAGCAATCACATAGAGTTCGCTGTAAGAAGTGTTCTTGATCACAGCAGACTTTCTCTTCCTGAACTGCTTAGAAACCTTCTCACGATCTTCATACCTGACGCCGAGGTGATACCTCATGTACTGCTCCAAGGCACGACCCTTGCAGATTCTGAATCCAAGGATGTTGCTCTCAGGATATACCTCCCTGAGGTTCTTGATGAGTTGGTTAGTTGCCTCAGACTGACTATCTGTGATAGCAGGGAAGTAACGACCCTGACGACGAATGACAACGTTAGGACTGTGGTAAGAAGGATAGACTCTCTTGTCATCTTCGTACCTAGAAACACGACCAGTTGCCATGGACTGTGACTCGCCATCAGTCAAGATGAGCAGGTGACACTTCTCCACATTGTTCTGTGACTTCCACTTGCCAAGGAATGACTCCATGACAATCAGTGCATCATTCAGAGGAGTGCCACCAAGACCCATGAACCTAGGAGGACGAGGTGTGAAGCAGAAGTTCCTGCGATTACCGTAGTAGTAAGCAACACGGTAGAGATACTTACAGTGCTGATTGAATACCTTCTGGTTCACAGTGCTGGTAAGAAGGTTGACAAGTTTGAAACGATTGTCAATCCAGAGTTCACCTTCCTTGTTGCTAGACACAGGAGTGATCTCACCTGGTTGATCACCATTCAAGAGAGACATACCAGGATCACAGACGAATGAATACACATCGAAAGGAATACCAACCTTCTTGCAGAACTGAGCGAGGTTGATGACCTGCTTCACAGTGTCAAACAATTCGTCACACATAGAACCAGACCAGTCAAGAAGGAATACAAGACCGTGGTTCTTGCCGTCAGGAGTACGAGTAACTTTCTTGAAGAGATCTTCGTTGTACTTGTAAGTATGCAACTTAGACATATCAAGAACACCAGTACGAGATGTAGTGGCACGAGCATGTGCAGTTGCAGACTTACGGCACTCAAACTCCTTGACAAGGTAGTTCACATCCTTGGAAGACTTGGTGCAGAACTCAACGAAGTCAGAGTCAACCTGAGTGAACGGATCAGTAGGATGATCCTCTGCTGGATACTGGTTTGCCCAGTCAGATACAGCATCTTCCCATACAAGGTGAGCAGGAACTACGACTTTCTTGTGGTTGATCTTCGGATAGGAAGCGTAAGTGATCTCGCTAGCATAAGTTGAAGACAAATCTTCTGCCTTTGAATCAAAAGAAGACTGAGTGCGAACCTCATCGATGGACGGGTCACCGTACATATCGTTCGCCTGGGTGCCGAAACCCTCTTCGTCTTCTTCGTCTTGATCTTCGTCTTGGTCTTTCTCATAGGATGGTGTTTCTAGGTCAGCGTCGTCTGACTTCTTAGCAGGACGATCCATAGGATCATCATCAGTAAACCAAGGACGTTCCTCGGTCTGTTGCTCAGACTCATCTCCACCACCAGTAGCATTAGGATTAACAGGAGCAGAGATCTTAGTTTTCTCCTTCTCTTGCTCTTCCTTCATGTACTCGTAAATAGCAACCGCAGCAGCAACTGCTTCCTCAAAGGTCTCAGCAGCGCCCACAGCGTCTCTGAGAGGGGTCTCAGAGGGTGCAAATGGCATCATGGAATATGCGCCAATCTTGAAGTGGAGGTTGATACGATCGACCAGAGGGAGTAGATCGAGATCTTCGTCCTTGATAGAAAAGAAGTCATCCTGATCAAGTTCTTCGTAACCCCTGAAAAAGTCTTTGGAAAGACCAGGGTACTTACGTTTCATAAGTTTCTCGATACGAGCATCCTCAGTCACATTGATGTATGACTTAGGGCATCCACAATCTGAAAGATCGGTGTTCGGTGTGTAGAGGGCGTGTCCGACCTCATGACCGACGAGCAGGTTGTATACAGTATTACTTGCCTTAGACCACATAGGGAGTGTGAGCACACGCTTCTCCACGTTGAAGGAGGCAGTCTGAACTTGCTTGTGCTCAACCAAGAGGTTCTCTGTCGCGAGAAGGCGGGCAAGAGATCCTTTGATTTCGATGTTCATGTGCAGTTCGTTTGGTATGTACCTAGTATAAAACCCTCTGGACCAAAATCCAGAGGGAGTGTACCAGTTATTTTATTGTCCCTCCTGGTATGAGTGAGGATCCTCGTCCAGTGGTCTGATGAAATCAGCACGGACAATCTCTTGGCAGTTCATTGCTTCCATCATGTAGTTCACCGCTGCATCAGGAATTGCTTTGGTGCCACAGGTGAAAACATCACATACTGCCATGAGTTTCTCTGGCCAGGTATGAATACTGATATGACTTTCAGCAAGGAGAGCAACGGCAGTAACACCGAAGGGTGAGAACTTGTGTGATGTAATGTCCAACAGTTCAGCGTTTGCCATAACTGTGGCATTAGCAAGCATCGTCCTCACATGCGCTTCATCATCCAGAAGGTGATAGGCGCACCCCTTCATAGTGAAGAGGATATGTTTCATTGTGCTCATTCATCTGCTCCAACTTTCATTGTTGAGAAATCTCCGTTCTTTTCAAACTCAATCACTCTTTCAAATTTGTCGAGAAGAACCTCACCTTTGTGTGAAATGACAAACATGTTGGTTCTATCAGACATACTACGCAAGATCTTCATGAGTTCATCCGTTGCGGATTGATCAAGGGATGAATCGAAGACCTCATCCAGTAGGAGCAGGTTGGTTGACACACTGTTTTTCAGTTTGGCAACCTCTCTCCATGTAAACAATAGTGCTAGATCAATCTTCTGTTTCTCACCCTCGGAGAAGGATGAGTATGAAAAGTCATCACGGAATCGTGAGAGGATCTTTTCGTTAAAGTTATCATCCAGCGTGAAGTTCACATAGAAATCCATGCTGTGCAGGTATTTATTTATTCGTTGGTTGATAAGAGGGATGAACTTACTGATGATTTTGGTTTTGATTCCGCCATCTTTCAGGAGTTCCCCAACAGTTTTTAAGTGATCCGCCTGCTTGTTTATATTAGAGCATCCTTCTTGTTTTTTGTCAAGATCACCTTTCATTCTCAACAAATCTTGACGTTCACCTTCAAGGTTAGTTGAATCACTACCAACCTCAGTGAGGATAGAAGTGTTTTCTTTCAACAACCTGGTGTTCTCTTTGGTGAGATTAGCAATCTCATAGCGATGACCATTGATCTGCTCTGCTTTGTCTCTGAGATCTTTTACTGTCTTCTCGAACTTCTGGATCTCCATCGTAATCTGGGAGTGTCCGTCTGTAAGAGTGATGCACTTCTGATTAAGTTCCGCTTGCTTGTCAATACGAAACGTTTGATCGATCTCCTGAGTACACGTCGGGCACGTATGATTGTTGAGAAAAAAATCGTACTGCTTACGGGTATCATTGAACTTACTTTTGAGTTTGGTACGCATCTCTTTGAACTTTTCATGCTTCTCAACAGCACGATCGAGTTCAGCGATTTGCGGGGTAAGTTTATCACACTCTTTATCTAAACGTTTGATTTCATCTTTGATCGCAAACATACGAGATTCATTCTCGTCAAACTTTTGTTGCTTCTTGCTGGTGTTATTAGCATCAACCTTCTCCAAGTTCGAGATATTACGAACCTGCATGTCAACTTTCTGTTGTGCAACGTCTAGTTCATATTCACACTGACGTTGTTCTTCTTTAATAGTCTTGACTCTCTCTTTCAGGAGAGTATTCATCTGAGAAAAGATCTGGATATCTAGAATATCTTCGATAACTTCTCTTCGATTAGGAGCATTAAGCTGCATAAAAGGAACAAAAGTGCTACTGCCGAGAATAACAACCTGAGTGAAAGATTTGTAGTTAAGTTTAAGTACACTCTGTTCCAGGTATTTTTGGTAGTCCTTTGCTGCTGCGTCTTGATCGACGAGTTTTCCGTTTCGGTAGATTTCAAAGACCGAGGGTTTCATACCACGGACTATCTTATAAGAGATGCTACCAATTTGTAGCTCAACTTCAACTACAAGTTCGCGTTCGTTGACAGAGTTGATCAGTTGACTCTTGCTAATCTTCCTGAATGGTTTGTTAAACAACCCAAAACAAAGAGCGTCAAGAATTGTACTCTTGCCCGCTCCGTTGTTACCAATGATTAGGGATGATGTAGTGCCATTTAGATCCACCTCGGTGAACTGCTGTCCAGTAGACAGGAGGTTCTTCCAACGGATCTTCTCAAAAACAATCATGTATCGTTAGGCGGGAAAACAATCTGGTCAGGTTGAATAATAGTATATTGATATCCGTAGGAGGTACAGTTCTCTTTGACTGTCTCCTCTTCTACTTCCATAATTTCAAGTTGACGTGCATAGTCATTGGCAATTAGATACCCATGATAACGTTCAGCGTCATCCTCTTCTAGAAACAACTGGACAACGCGCTCGCCGTCTTGGTTGTCATCCCGAACAGCATACACACCTCCACTGCTTTTGTCAACTAAAACGTACATCAGACTCTTTGCGCTTCTACATATAGTGATTTAAGTATACCGAAAACTTCATCCTTGTTGTCGATTTCGCTTACACACTTATGTAGAATACTTAGAGTATCCTCTGTCTCGATAGACTCGTCTACTTCATCAAGGACAATGAAGTTATCCTCTATAACTTTGAGATCAACAGGGTCAGCATCGACAATCTTTTTGAATGTCTTGTCGAAGAGAACTTGATCTTCTTTCTTCTCTACAATAAGTTTGACGTAAGATCCTTTCAAAGATTTGTAATTGATCTTTGCGGTTTCATCATCCCTATACCAGATCTTATTGAACATGGTATTAGGGTTCTTAACGAAGGTAAGTTTTTTGGTATCTGTATTTAGTACATGGAACCCTCT